AATTCCGGCAATAAAGTATACTTAATCTTACTATAAAATTCTTGTAAGAATAATACACTTAAATTTTTTACAGATGATCCTGTTAAATGGGAGGATGCCAAAGAAGAATCGAAAATTAATTCTTGGGCATATTGTTTAATCCCACTAAATCCACGAATACAATCAATAAAAGAATTTGAAGTTTTTTCTTTATATGTAATAATTTCGTCACCAATTTCAATTAATCCATAAGAATTTGGAAATCCTTTAGTACTTTCAACTTTTATAGTTGTACTATTTGAAGTTATATTTTCCGATAATATCGTTTTTCCATCAATTATATCTGGCGTTAAATTATCTAGTTTTAGATACTCGTCTATGTTATCTAAAATGTTTACAGAAGAACTTTGATATTCTTGAGAAATATAATACTGTTTTAAAAATTCAACAAATTTTGGATTTTCGTCCAATATGAATTCTGGAACTTGATTTTGAACAAGTTCTTGAATTTTTATCTTATTTTCAAACCCTGTCTGTATCATAATTCCCTTATTAATGTACCATTTGAGTAACTTGAAGCATAGTAATCATTGGAAAATAGTATTCCAGATGAACTTTCACCAGAAGAGATTACATCTCTAATCATATTTATTTTACTTTTTGAAATGTCTAAAGAAAGATAAAGATCCTTAAGAGCAATAACATCATTTGATTCCGGATATGCCTGAATCTCTATTACACTATTTGGTAATTGAGTTTCTGTAATTTTTATATTGTTAAGTCTAATTTCTCCAGTTTCATAATCAACTCTTCCTGCAGATTTAACAACAACTTCTGGAGAAACTAAGGAAGAGAAAGATAACTTTATTCCACTAAGAGTACCCATTTTTAGATCCTCGTCTGGAATATCTGTCAAATAAAGATACTCACTATCTGTAGAAATTTTAAATCCCGTTGATTTTATATTACCTCCTTCTTTTCTCACATGAAATTTATTTCCATAACACAATTCATATTCTGCAAATTCATTTAATAATGCATTCAAATTTCTTCTAATAATAACTTTGGTTATGTTTGAAGTAATTGCTACATCAGAATTATCAATGATATTCAATAATTTACTATATTTAAATCTTCCACCAAATTTATTTAAATCTAAAGAATCTGAATATGTTAAGAGTGAATTATTTACTTTTGTTTTTAATAACTCCACTCCAGAAGATCTATTAGGATTATAATAAATTGAGGAATCCAATTCAATATACAAAACTTTAATATCAACTATCTTTTGATTTATTCCTGCGATTGTATAATTTTTTAACTTTGATATAATTTGATTTTTATCAAATTGTGAAAGATATAATCCATTTTTTGGTTTTACTGATATTGTTATAGATCCATACTCTGGTGGATCCAATTCTTCACCTCCAACAACTGTTACTACTTCCGAATTTGGATAAATTAAAGTTTTTATAATAGATTCATAATCTGATGCTGTAACAGCTCTATATTGAGATGAGTACAGTCTTGGAGCAAAATATTTAATAGAATCAACTGTTTCTATATTTGATCCATTTTTCGAAGACTGGTTAGTTGTAACTGTTATAGTATTAGAAGGTACTAGTAAATTATCATTAGAATCAAAGAGTAACCCAGCAAATGAAAATTCTGATGCACCATTACCATCTTTGCCGTCTGTTACGATGTAGTCTACAGTAATTACAGAACCATTTTCTAATTTTTTACCAAATCTTCCGTCACCAAATAATAATTCATATTTTTCATCTTTTACTTCTTGAATTAAAAATATTTCAGATTCTTCATCAATTGTTATAATATTATCTACAAGAGAATAATTTTTACCAATTCCAACATCACTTGAACCTTTGACGTGAACTTTAATTGTACTACTATCTACAAAAGAATTTGGGAGTATAAATCTTTGATCAAGAGATGCATCTACATCAAAAGTGGTTCTTAAATATCTACCTTGATTTATCTCTATATTCGAAAATGATGCTACATTATTTTTTACTTTTGCCGTAATTGGTTCAGTTATTGAAAATACATAAGAAGAATCATCTACACTACCAACACAAACTAATTCTGGTTGTAAGGTTATAGTGGGAGTATTTGAAGTGGTTTCAACATTAAATGAAACAACCGCTTTAGAACATTTTCTTGATCTTGGTACATATCCAATATTTCTTGCAAGAGATACTACGTTTTCTCTTAGAGTCGCAGAATCTAAAAATACTTCATTTGCAAGTAAATTAGAATTAAAGGCACTAATATAGGTATTATAGGCTAGAGTATCTATTAATACTGAAAAATTAGATCCTTCAAAATCAAAATCGGTAAAATTTGAATTTGCTCTAAGATAATCTTTTATAGAAGTCTTTATCTGATCGAAATCTAGATTTGTAAATTGCGTAAAAGGCATTTTATCTCGTTGCCTCTAAAATAAACGTAAATTCTTGAATTGGTACTTGTTGACCTATGATATTAAAAATAACAGTTATTTCTAATGAATTATCATCAAAATTATCTTCAATCAATATTTGAACATTTTCAACTCTTGGTTCATACTCTAAAATAGATGTTTTAATCTGTTCTTCAATAATTGCTAATACTGCATAATCAATATTTTCAAAGAGACTAGACCTTGCTTCAGATCCAAAATCGGGATTAAAAAATCTTTCAGTTGGTATAGTCTCTACAATATTACGTACTGAACGAATAATCGCTCTTTCATTTTTTAAAATAGGCAAATCTTTGGTTACAGGATGTGGTTCAAATGATAAACTAATATCTTTAAATTCTCTGGATATCCTTGTAATTGAATTGGTTGCCATTGAATATTAATTTTTTTCTTCAATTATTTATGGTTATTCCCAAGAAATTCCATAATTAGGTTCTGTTCCATAATCCCAATCATCATAATCATTTGAATTGCGAATTTTTTTGTGCATTTCTGACTGCTCTTTTAGATAATGTTTGTTTTTTGGAACATCATCGTGCATAATTTCTTGAATTACCTTTGGTTTTTTGTTTAAACTACCATAATCAGTTGTTAATGATGTGGTTCCCCACATCTGATACATGTAATTTTCGTCTCTATCAACTGGTAAATTTGACATTTTAGCTCCTGTTTTAATGAATAAAACAGAACTTTTATAAAGGAGGTTGCTATCTCCTTATTTTTATTTAACGATTTAGTTCTCTGATGTTATAATTGTCAGAATTTAGGTATTTTAAGAGTTCAAGAGCAATTAGACGAGGATTTCCATCACCACATGTATAAACATCAATTGCAAGACATCTATTTTCAGGCCATGTATGACAAGAAACATGACTTTCTGCAAGTGCAATGACGATTGTACAACCCTGAGGAACAAAACAATGAGAAAAAACATTCAAAATCGTCATTTTTGCACGATTTATACCACTAATCATGACATTTTGAAGAGCATTGCTATCATTGATTAGTGAATAATTAACATCATACACCTCTAAAAGAAGATGATTTCCCATTGAGAACTGTTTCAATTCAGTATCGTGCAAAAAATTTATTTATTTCTATTTTAGATCAGTAATTTCATATATGTAATGATCAGAAGTCTCCAATTTTCTTTTGTTTTCTACAGAATATATTGTCATATCAATTTCATATCCTGGATTTTTATCAATTCTGTTAAATGTCCAAGCATTGTCATACCAAATAATACGATTGTTTGGATATGCATAATAATTTCCAGTCTCAACCTTGAATAAATGAGCGCATTTGTGCTCTGGTGTCTCAGAAAAGTTTAAGTCTGGTATTCCTTTATTCTCCCAAGACCAATCGAGAGTGAACATATAAGTTCCGAGAACTTTTTTTCCATCTGGGCGAATTAATTCTGCTTGTAATCCAGAAAGACGTGATCTTTTTTGTACATCAATATATGGTGAAAAACAGTCCCAATACATAATGTCTTCAAGTGGTTCAATCAGAGCATCAGGTTTCCAGCAAAAAGCGTGAAGTGGCCTTCTGGTCCAATTCACGCCATTTTCAAGAAACGCCTCAAACAAAGGCACTCTTTTTTCGATACTTGCAACAGAATGTACATCACATTTGGTTACTTCACCATGTCCTTTTTGATGATTGAAAAGAAACTCATTACGAATGTAACAAGACCAATCTGGAAGACTATGGTTTAAGTATGCCATTATCCTTTTCCTTGACCCCTATATTTCTTACGTGCTTTATTACGAGAAGACGCAGCGTACTTAGTACCTCCACCATCTCCTTGGCGAGACTTTTTAGGCGGCCCTGGAATATAAGAACTATTTTTATTTAAACCACCTTTTGCTTTCACTGCCATAAGACTCAATCTCCTTTTACAATTTCAGTGTGTATTTCATGAGGTGCAGGAGTTCCTTTTTCATAGAACTCCTGTGCCAAATCTATCATCACATCCAAATAATCTTCTTCCGAAAGATCACAATAAATTTTACGACCATTGCAGTAGATGTTATATTTTTCGTGATTGTTTGTCATAAAATCAAATGACTCTTGTTTTTTCGTGACCAACTCTGATACGAGGATCACACCAAATTTCAAATCCTGCTTCCTTTGCGTCCAGACAGAATGACACATCTTCTCCGCACATATCTTGCACTTCTCCAGATTCGAAAACCTGCATCTTTGGTGCAAACCATGGATACTTCATTTCTGGATGTTCAAATACACCCTTCTTGATCATTAACCAACCAAATCCAGCATAGTCTACTGTAAATGGTTTGCGTCTTTTGGCAATGCTTTCCAGTGTCTCATGATTCATGACTCCACCATTCGATCGGAAATCATCTTCTTCCATCCAGTGTGCGACTGATGTTGTATGTCCATCTTCGGTGCAATACCAACCACTTGCAATGTCTTTATCCATGAGGATTAATTGCCAAAATTTTTCAGTGTTGAAAATAATATCGGAATCGATCCAAATTTGCCAATCGTAATTTAGTTTACCATCCCAAGGAAGTTGATCAGGTCCTCTTAATACGTTTGCTCCAAGACATTTACATCTTGCAAAATTAACCATGGATGAATAATCTTGTGAGATTTGAATGCTTGCTCCTGCCTGCACAAGATCGAAACAAAGTTGCACAAAGTTCTTTAAGTAAGCGTATGAAACTCCTCTTCCGGGTAAACAAAAGACAATGGATTTTCCTTTTACCATTTCTTTTGCTAATTCGTAAT